GCCTCAGCGTCCTGAGACCTGGTCTCCTTTTCGGGATCAAAAAGCTCGCTAACGAGGAGTTTCGGCCCGAGCTGGTTGTCGATGCCTTCTTCGAGATGGTTCCCCACTGGATGGGCTCCCGGGCGGTTCGCGAGTTCCTTCGTCTTCATGGTGACGCTCTGCGGAAAAACTGCCAAGGTCGAGACCTATTTGTGCCGATTGGGCTTGGGGGCTTTGGTCATACCCGTCCTTCCTATTGGGTTGAGAAAGAAGGGAAACCCCGATATTCTCTCCACGTCCGCACACTTGCATCCAAACTTCTCTGCTGCGAGCCCTTCAGACAGTACTCGATTGGACCCGCTCTGTCCTATGCGCCAATGGCTTCCGAGACCTCCCAACCTTGGGATCAGGTCTCCGATGTCTGGGACGTCGGTGACCTTTATCACCAGATTAGGTCCTTCCAGCAGAAGTATGGGTTTTGGGACGTGCTCAAGAGGGTCACCAACCTCCGTCGGAGGATCGTCTGCTGCCAGAACGAAGTCACCCTTGGTTCTAAGTGTAGGATCTGCCTTCGGGTAGCCGAACTCTGCCAGGCCTCCGCCCTGGTCGTGGAGGAGGACGTACGTTTTTGCCGTTGCTCGTATGACCCTTGGGAGAGTGGCCCTTGGTGCAACCACCCCCTTCAAACCCGCACTGTCAGAGAGTATCGTTGTCCTTGCCACGATCCCCGGCCCGTTGCCGATGGCATCCGGGTCCCGGCGTTAAGCTGTGATCATTTGGACTCGCTGGTGCCGGGGTATCACACACTCCATCGCAATCACAATGGGCTCGTGGAGCGCCATAGAGATCGATCGGAGGAGGGTACGAAGGCCGTGGGCCGGCGTATCATGGAACAATGGGCAGTAGAGGGCCTTTTGCCGCTTCCGGCGGGGCTCTAGTCGTACTCATTGTTTTTACAGGGGACTTGCGCGTGGAGCCGCCGAGTCTTAAACGCGATAATTCTCGCCCTGTCAGACGCTGGTATCGTATCTACCCGGGAAGCCGTACTACTCAGGTGTTCGCGTCTGTAAACGCCCCAAAACGCTTACCTTTAGGGCCCGTGGGGCCCGGAATTGCGTACCAAGCCTTTGGCGTAGTGTCTAACGACTGCACGGGGCGGCGCTCCGCGTTGGCGCGGATGAACAGTCTACCTTTAGGGGTGTTTACCTGAGCAAGTCCGTTCCCAGACCGTTGTCTGGGTGTCGTATTTGTCCTAACAGTTTTGGGTGCTAAGCAAAGAAACCCTATGGACTCGAAAAAGTCCCACTCGCGTAAGCTCGACGCTACCGAGAAATTCATCAAGACCGTTGTTGAGGAGGCGACATCCGCTAAGCCTCAGCCGCAGCATAAGGAAACCAAGAAGAAGCACAAGCAGAAGCGGACGAAGACGCCCGGTTACTCGGCTGACCAGAATGCGAGCGGCATCATTACCACTCAAAAGTTTTCGGAACAGTCACAAGTTCCGATAGCTGGCACCGTCAACGATATCGTCTATGCCGTCCCTCTCAATCCCGGTGATCCGACTACCTTCATGAGGCTTTCGAAGCTTTCTCAGTTGTACAACGAGTATCGCTTCAAGTCTCTAAAGGTGACCTGGATGCCTCAAGGCTCTGCCTTCGCAGCCAACAACCAGACCGGTGAGATCGTCCTGGGCGTTCAAAAGGACTTCTACAGTTCTCTCCCCAGCAACGTTCAGACTCATCGATCCCGCAAGCCCAATATTTGGGGTCTGGCTTGGGAGCCCAAGTGCCTTCATGTGCCTAGGCGATTCCTGAGTCGTTGGCGCTCCGTCCGTGATACGCCGGCCATTCCCGGCGATGCCCGAGAGTCGGACATACTTCTGGCCCTGTCCGTTAACGGCACCCCGAGCTCCGGCACTATCGGATTCCTCCAGTACGAGGGTGAGGTTGAGCTTCGGGATGAGTACGTCGTCTCTGTGGGCGGGCCCATCATCCAGAATCATGTGTCCTCCTTTGGGACCAACACCATTCAGGCTCTCACCAGCGGTGTCGCTGCCTACCCGGTC